TAGAAAATATTAAATAACTAATATATTTTTACAGAATTACAATAATCATTAATTCTGTTCAAATCAAATGTTTTCAAATAATTATAATTATCAAGTTCAAGTTTATTATTTAAAAAATCAAAAGCTAATTTATCTTTAGGTTTAAAGTCATTCGTAGATGGTTTAAAATCTATATTTTCTTGAATACCTGTAAAATTTTTACTTTCTATAACTTGATTAGAATTATGGTGAATTATTTCAAAATCATTATCTTCTTCATATATTTTCTTAAATGCTAATGTATTTGGTTCAGATTTGGGTAACATATATGGGCTATACAAATCCATTTTAGTTTGATAAAATTCTAATTTTTTAGTTATTGATTCATCATCAGAATCATTATCAGAAGTATCACTATCTACAGAAACAATTTTAACTGATGGAACAAAATTATCATCTTCATTTTTGTCATATTCAAATAAAGTTGTATCATTACTAATTTCACTTAATGATTTTTCAATATGTCTACTTAGTAATTTAATCATATTTTTATTATATTTAATAGATTTTATTTCTAATAATATGTTTTCTAAAAATTTTTTATAAGATAAAATATTATCAATATGATAATTTAAAGTTTCATCAGATGTATAATATTCAGCATTTTCTTCCGAATTCATTAATATATGATTTTTTGAAACATAATATATTAATTTCAATTATTTTTAGAAAAAGTTATTTAAAAAACAAATAGATTATAAAATTAATAATGAATTTCGAAGAATTATTTAAATATTGTCAAGAATTAAATAAATCAAATTCTGAGAAATGTTTAGTATGTCATATACCTATTGAGAAAGATCACAAACATTTAAAATTAAATTGTAATCATTTATTTCATTCTGATTGTATTAATTATTTAGGTGGATCTATCAAATGTTTATATTGTGAGAAAAAATCTTTACCTGAAAAAATTAATTGGAATCAAAATCAATTATGTAAAATTGTTTTAAAAACAGGTTCCAAAAAAGGACAGTTTTGTAATAGGACGAACTGTTTATATCATAAAATAGATACTTCAAATGTACAAATTATTGAAACTAAATGTGATCATGTTATTAAATCTGGTGTTAATGCTGGTAAACAATGTGAAAGAAAATTACCATGTAAATATCATAATAAAAATATAAATGAAATAATAGTTTAATCAATAAAATCACATGATTCATTTTCATTATTTTGAAATGATTTAAACTTTGATGTGTCAGTATTTTTATTATTTTTAATATCATATTTTCTTACAAATTCAGTATTTTTAATAGTTTTATTATTAATAATATTTTGAATAATAGATTCTGATTTAACTATTGAATTGTCATCAATAAAATTACATTCTTCATTGTCTATAAAATCACAATAATCAGAATCATAATCCTTTTCTTTAGGCTTATCTTTCTTTTCAAATTTAAGATAAGAATTAAATGATTTATTTGTTACTTTTTGTTTTGGTTGAACTAATTTTTTAATGTCAAATTCAGGGTCTAAAAATAAATATTTGTTACTAATTATTTGTTCATTATGAATAATATAATCAGAATTCATTTTTATATATTTCTTTCGCTTTTCTACTATTTTTTTAAGTTCATCTAATTTATCTTGATTTTTTCTATAATATAATATTTTAGCCCATGTATCCTTCATGATTGGAATTATACTACCTAAAAATTTATCATCCCTATTTATGGCTACATTATGAGATGATTCTAACTTCCAATAAATGATTCTATAAAAATAATAATCTTTATGAATATCAGGATATAATGTTTTATATTGATCTAACATTTTTAAAACCCAATTATTATATTGAGCTTCATCCATATCTAATCTTTTTGGAATTATATATTTAGATTTCCATTCAGCTAAATCACCATCGAATTGAGGAGTAAAAACTTTTGGATAAAATTCTAATATAATACCTTTTTTAAGTCTATCATCAACTTGAATTTTAGTACCAGAGTTACCAACTGTATTAACACATGATTGACAATTATCTGCTAAATAAGCTTCACGACTAGAATATTCAGATAATTTACATTGCCAAAAATCACATACGTCTAATTCGCAACACGCTAATTGTTGTTGAACTTGGCAATAATAATAAAAAGGGCAAATTTCACCATCAATTTTACCAGATATTTCTATATCTCTTGTAACAGGACATTTAATTTCTAACATTGTTCCTAATCTTTCTGAAAATTTATTATCTAATGTATATTTAGAACAGATACCATCAGGTGAAGCACCTAAAAAATTATATTTTTCAGAAGGCAAAGCACCAAATTCAAAAACTCTTGTATTATAAATATGTTCATAAATCATAGTAGCTGTTGGTTCATATTTTTTACCATGAAAAACAGTAGCATTATCCAAAAATGGAAAATTAGGATCACATTTTTTTAATATGAATGATTCTACTGGTTCATATGGATTTAAATCTATTGCTGCTGCCGAATCAGAAGCCGTTATCCTATTGTATCTATAATCAAACCATTCTTTCGATCTTTGAACTGGTTGTGGTAACTGTTTAAGTTTCTCAAAATGGTCAAATAGTTTTTTATACTTAGATGGAACTTTAATATCCGGATATGTTTCTTCGTATTCTCTTAAACAATTTTTTCCATCATCAAATGATAAATTAGTATTGAACTTATATTTATTTGAAAACAATCTAGTTATAATTTCATCAACTTTATCTTCAGTTACATCAGCAAATTCTTTTTGTAAATCATGATATATTTGTTTTTTAATTATTGATAAACCTAATAGATTAGTAGAACCTTTTTTTCCAATATTATGTTCTAATATTTTTATTGTTTTTTCAATCATATAATTTAAATTTCCAAATGACATTATTCAAATATTTAATTAGTTTTTTAAATAAAAATTAATTCAATATTTTATGAACTCATATAATAATATTTTCCATCTTTATACTGTAAATTTGGAAGTGAAATTATTTTTCCATTTATTTCATCATATTTTACATTTTCTTTTTTTGTTAATATTTTTTCTTTAATTAATTCAACAAGTTTATCTTTAAGATTGATTCTATCTTTTTCAGAATCCATTTTTAAATTAGTAACAAATTCTTTAACTTTAAGAATTTTATGAATTGAATTTAATTTTTGCCAAGATTTTTTATACAAATCACCATCTGCAAATATTTGTTTATGATTATCAGTTTCAGAAGAAGAATTTAAATCTTTTTTCTCTGTATTTGTTTCTGATAATTTAGTTTCTTGGGGTAAATTATCATATAGTTTTTTTATATGAGTATTTATCCAAGGTTTTTTAATTTCCAGTTTATCTAAAGTTTGTAAAATACTTTTATAATATTTTATTTCCATTTTATTATTAATTAATTGAATATCCATTAATAATCTTAAATGACTATTCTTTAATATATTTAATTCAATATTTATAAAATATTGAAAATATATTTAAATAAATTTTATCTTTTGTATATAATGAATACAAATGAATTATATTCAGAATTATTTGCTTATAGAATAATGTTACAAGATTCCTATGAAAATGAATCAGAAATAATAAGAGAAATAAAAAATTATTTAATTGAAATAGGAATAACATCGTTAGACATTCCTAATATTATTTATGAATTTTATAAAACTTATGGTTTTGAAATATCTTTAGATATAATAAATCAAGCATGTAGTAATCAAATGGTTAATAATCTTTTAAGTTTTTCATTATCACAAGATGATTTTGATAATACAATATTTACACATACTCATATAAATCCTCTTCAAAATTTAAATCATGATTCATCTGACAGTATATCTGATGAAGAATTAATTGATGATAATCCCAATCCAAATTTAGAATATATAAATAATAATTCAATAAATCAACAAATGATGCAAAATATATTTCAATATATGAATTTTGTAAATGGTAATGTTCAAAATCATTGGGTTAATAATCCAATTAATCATGGATCATTAGTTTCAGTAATTAATAATTTAGTAAGTAATCCTATATTAATCAATGGACAATCACTTCAAAATGTTGTTGTTTCAATGGATGATAAAGATATTAATAAACTAGATTCTGTAAAATTAGAATCAAATTTAGATTCTAATTGTAGTATTTGTATGGGTAATATGCAAAAAGATGAAATGGTTACTAATCTAATTTGTTCTCATACTTTTCATACAGATTGTATTCAACCTTATCTAAAAGAATATAATTATAAATGTCCTATCTGTAGAACTGAATTAGGAAAAGCTAAATATAGTTTATAATATTTATTTAATTTATTATCATAATTAAATAATTAATACTCTATTTTTAATTGATGCTCTTAATTTTATTGTTGTACACATTGAGGTTGACCTGTGTGTTCTGTTTCAATATCTGAACTGTCTGAATCATCAAAATTTTTTTGATTAGATTTTTTAAACTCTTTTTGTTTATTATTTTTAAGTGAATCCATTAAGTTATTAATACTTTCAGATTGTTTGCAATCTGATAAAATTGTTTTAGTTAAATTTGGAGATTTAATAGTTTGTGATTCTATTTGAACTTCTGCTTTTTCAAATGACTGTAATAAAGATTTTAATTGTGATTTTGTATCTGATGGTAAAACAGAGAAATTAGGTAATATTATATTAAATCTTATATATAAATCTCCTTTTGAATTATCTGAAATTTTCATACCTTCATTATTTATTTTTCTTATCATTCTAAAATCTGTTGAACTTGAACAACTTAAATGTAAATTTCTACCATCCATGTGTGTTAATATTTTATCAAAACCAAATAAAGCTTGATATAATTTTAAATCAATATTAACAAATAAATCATTATTGTGTCTTTTAAATATTGTATTTGGTTTTTCATTTACTACTAAAATTAAATCAGTCTTACAATCTTTTAATTGATGACCTTTACCTTCAAGTGTTAATTTAAAGCCATTATCTAATCTTGAAATTAATTTAATAGGAATTGTTTTATCTTTAATAACATATCCTTTAGCATTACAAATATCACATTTATCTTCATCATTTATTAGTTTACCTTTACCGTTGCATTGATGACAACCTACCATGGATTGTTGAATCATAGGTCCCATTCTAATCATTTGAATTTTCTTACCTTGTCCATTACAACCACTACATTTTGATATTTTTCCACTCTTTGTACCTTCGCCATTACATTTATAACAATTATTTTTCTGTTTATAACTGAAATTAATTGTTTCCTCATTATAAATTTGTTCTAAAGTAACACTTATTGGTTCAATAATATTTTCTGGTTGTTTTTGTCTTGCTTGTGGCATTCCACCCATGTTAAATGGAAATCCTGCACCAAAAATATTTCCAAAATCAGCAAAAGGATTTGGACCAGCATTATGTTGTGCCTGATTTTCTGCATTAAATATATCCATACCAATATCATCATATAATTTTCTAGATTCTTTATTTAATAAAGTTTCTTTTGCTTGATTAATTTCTTGGAACATATTAGTAGCTTCTTTTTTTTTATCTGGATCAGAATGCTTATCTGGATGCCATATTTTTGATAATTTATTATAAGCTTTTTTTATTTGTGCATCACTAGCATCCGTGTTAATTTCTAAAATATCATAAAGTTTTGTATCTTTTACCATTTATAATATAATAAAATGCTTCTTTAATTAATTTAATTGATTTTTAAATAAATTTTGAATATTATTTATTTAAAGCTTCAAATACATATATATTAATGACCGAATTACAAGTTTTTAATGTTATTATTGAAGGAGATAAATCTGGATTTAATTCAAAGAATGCAGTAGATAAATTTAAACAAACTGTAAAATCATCTAATAATTTTAATCTTGATGAATTAACTAAAAAATATGTAAAATCAGGATTTGTATTAGAGCAAGTTGAAAAAACAGATAATAGTTATAAATTTATGATTGGTAAAGAAAATCCAGAGGCAAACAAGGAAAATTTACATTTAAATGAAAAAGAACAAAGACGTAAAATGTTAAAGGCTAAAATTAATTTGATGCGTCAAGATAGAACTAATAGTGTTTATCATAGAGCTAAAGTAAATGATAATGTTCCATCAGAAATTTTAAATGAATATATGAAATTAAAACAAATTTCAAAGATGCCTATTCCTGAACCAAATGAAATATTTGCTCATCCAGAAGAATATAAACCTGTTATTGCAATGGTTTTACAAAATTCAATGATGAAACAATTAGGTTCAAATCATCCATATGTCAGATATTTTAAATTAATTGCTGAAAAGTTAGGTGTTGAAATCCCTTTACCAATACCGACTCAAAACTTCTTATCTGAAGATAAAATGAAAGATTTAGTAAAAAATCACGAACAAGTTGTAGAAATTAAAGGAAATGAAATGAGCAAAGATGTTGATACAGATAGTGAAGAAGAAACGGCGATAGAAGTTTAATTTTATAAATAAAATTGATTAATTTACTTATTTAGATATAAATTAATAAATTAATGATTATTTACGATAATATACATGGTTATATAAATTTGGATCCAATTGCATCAGCAATTGTAGATACACCAGTGTTTCAAAGATTAAGAAATATTCATCAAACTGGAATATTATACTTAGTTTTTCCAACTGCTAATTTGAACATTCAATTGGAACATATCATTTAGCTACTCAAATGATAGAAAAAATTAGTAAAAAACAACCAGAACTAAAAATTACATCTGAACTAATTCAATTAGTTGGAATTGCAGGTTTATGTCATGATTTAGGTCATTTACTTTTTTCTCATTTATTTGACGATTATTTTCTAGAATCTTTGAATAATTATAATGAATTAAAAATGTCAACAAAAAATATTTATCACGAAAATAGATCAATAACATTACTTAATCATATGGTAGATAAATATCAAGTACCATTAAATAAAGATCAACTAAAAGTAATTGGTGATTTAATTAATCCAAAAGAATCGGAATACACTAAATGGAAAACTAAATATCAGGTAGGTAGGTGGATATTTCAAATTATTTCAAATCCATTAAATTCAATTGATGTTGATAAATTTGATTATTTAGTTAGAGACACACAAGCTGTTGGACTTAAATTTGGATTTAATTATTCAAGAATAATAGAAGATGCTAAAGTTATTGAAAATAAAATTTGTTACTCACTACAATGCAGTGAAGATATTTATCAAATGTTTTTTATTAGATATAGATTACATAGACAAATTTATAATCATAAAGCTGTCAAAGCAATTGAAATATTAATTATTAAATTATTAATTGAAATTGAGAAAGAGTTAAATATATCTCAATATATTTTTGATCCTGAAAAAATGATTGAACTAGTTGATTCATTCATATGGTATAGGCATACCAATCCATCAATAAATAAAATAGTAGAAGAAATAAATCAGAGGAAAATTCCAAAGCTTGTGTATCAAGATATATCATTACATCAATGTGAATTTGATGAAGAAAAATTAAAACAATCTTTTAATCCAAATACTTATCATATTTTGAGATTTAAAGTTGGATATGTTGGAGGAAAATCCAATCCTTTAAACAAAATAACATTTTATAATTTAAAAAATGGTAAAATTATATCAGAAAATAAAGTTAGAAGTTTTTCATTATTAATTACTCAAAAACATCAGGAATATTTTTTAAGAGTTTATTGTATGGATTTATCATTAGTAAATAAATTTAGTGAATATTTTGAAGAATTATCTCAATCAAAAAATGGATCAGAAGATAATAGTGAAGATTGATTCATTTTTTCTAATCTTCTTTCTCTTCTTGACCATTTTTTTAATTCACGTTTATTGATATTATTTCTACGATCATTAATTTCTTCTATAGATGGTCTATTTTTATTATAATTCTTTTTTCTATTATTATGAATTTCAATCATCTGAAAATGATTTTCTAATCGAATATTTCTTTGATATATAATTGAAGGTAATAATTGACTTGAACTATTAAATATATTTAGTTCAGGTTGTATATCATTGGATTGATAACCATTTCTTAATCCGATATTTGTTCTTTGAATAATTTCTTCTTGTGTATAAATGAAGTTTTCTCTACAATAGGGACAAATTGAATTAGCTAATCTAATAAAACAATTGTAGCAAAGAGAATGTTCACAAGGAAGAGATTTCAAAGATGAATTTTTATCATAACAAATATGGCAATCCATTTATAAAAGAATAGAAAAAAAAATAAAAAAAACTATAATATATTATATTTTATTATTTGATTTTAATAAATTATTAAAGATTCCTTTTTCAAATATTAAATAAAGAAATAAACCAGTTATAAAAAATGCTAAATCAATTCCATATGGTTTATTTTTATCTTTATTTATTTTATTAATTGATAAATTAAATGTAATAGTGCCTATTACCCATGAAATAAATCCAATTGTTATTGATTCATATATAATTTTTAACATTGTATTAATTTAGATAATTAATAATATTTAAACTAAAAACATTATAATTATAATTAAATTTTTATCTTATTTATTATAATTATGAATTGGGAAAAATCAGTAGTAAAAATAAATGTAAAATCAAGAAAAATTTATTATTCAAATCCTTTAAACACTTATAATATTTTTGCAACAACTGGAACTGGTTTTTTTATAACTAAAAATTTAATTTTAACTTGTTATCATGTCATAGAAAATTCTATTATTGTAGATATTCTTTATAAAAATACAGATGAAATAAAAGCTAATATTAAACATATTTTTCCAGATGATGATTTAGCTTTATTAGAAATTAAAGAAAATTTAGAAGATGTTATACCATTAGAATTAAAATCAATAAGTGAAAAAGAAACAGATGTATTAACTATTGGATTTCCTTTATCAAGTAAAAATATTATAATAACAAAAGGTATAATTTCTGGATATCAAGAATCATTAATACAAACTGATGCAACATTAAATCACGGTAATTCAGGAGGTCCGCTAGTAATTAATGATAATGGAAAATATAAAGTAATAGGTGTAAATGTAAGTAAAATTTCTAGTGCAGAAAGGACAGGTTATGTTGTTCCAATATATAGATTTATTAGATTATTTGAAATAATACAAAAATCAGAAACTCCAATTGATTTTGTACAAAAAAAACCAATATTATATTTTGATTATCAGAAATTATTTCAAGATGAATTTAAACAATTTATATATAAAGATATTATTTTATCTCCTGATAAAAAAAAAGGTGGTGTAAGATTATCAATTATAAATAAAAATTATTACTTTAATAACTATTTAAAAGAAGATAATATTTTATTAAGTATTAATTCTTGTCCTATAAATAATGAGGGTCAAATTAAGTTTGATTTTTATCCAGAAAAAATACCAATTGATGATATTGGATTATGGTTTATTAAAGGTGATAAAATTAATATTGAATATTTAGATATTTCAGATAAAACAATAAAACAAGTTGAATTTAATTTAGAAATAATAAATACCAATATTCAAGAATATTTTATGGTTGATAAAGACAGTTTTTATTACATTGAAAATAATGGTTTAATTTTATCTATTCTAACTAAAAATCATTTAGAAGATCTTAATAAATTAAAACTAAAAATGGATCAATTTGTAAAAATTCTTGAAAGAACTATTCGTCAACGTGATTTATTTACTGTTTATTTAGCTGATATTAATTATACAAAAATAGGAAATTTTAATAAATATCCAATTGGAGAAATAATTTTAGAAATTAATGGTAAAAAATTTGATAATTTACAAGAATTTAAAAAAATTTGTGAAGAACCAATAAAAAAAATTAAAACATTAGAAAATGAAATTTATTTTGTTTGATAAAAAAATTGATATAATATTATTTAAAAATATTATATCTTTTACTATAATGCCTCCAAAGAAAGCTGTTAAAAAAGTTTCTAAAAAAGATGAATCTGATGATGAATACGATGTTGATGATGATGTTGAATTAGATGATATTGAAGAAGTTGAAGTTGATGATTTTGATGAAGAAATAGATGAAGAAAAAGATGAATTAAATATTGAACCTGATACTGAAGCAGTAGGATGTGCTTTAGAAGAAGCAATAGATGATGATGATGAATACTTTGATAATAATGATGAAATTGAATTACAAGATGATCAAAATATTGAATATGTTTCTAAAGAAAATAGGTTAAGTTCTAATAGATTAACTAAATATGAAATGGTGAGAATATTAGGTGAAAGATGTAAACAATTAACAATGGGAGCTAAACCATTAATTAAAAATTTTAAAGATTTATCATATGATAAAATAGCTGAAGAAGAATTCTTAAGAAATATGATACCTTTTAAAATTAAAAGACCTTTACCAAATGGTAAATATGAAATTTGGAATTTAGAAGAATTATCAAAAGACCACTTATTGTCACTAATCGAATAAATTATGTTGTTGAAGATAATCAATAAAATTATTATAAATTAGTAATTTATTTAATTTAAAATTAAAATAATTTGATAAATTAAGTAATGAATCAATAAATCTTTTATCTTTCATCATTTCATTAAATAATTTTGATAAATACGGATGATTTTTATTTTTTATAAAATAATAAAATATAGAACAATAATCATTCTTATCAAAGTCATTTTTAATTTTAGAAAAAATTTCATTATTAGAATCTATTTGTTTATCTGGATGATACAAGAATATTAATTTAGTATAAATTTTACGGATCCAATTTATTGATTCCTTAAATGTTTTGTATTTTGGTAATTTTTTTATTTCACTTTCTAATTTAATTAAATCATTTGAAATATTTTTAAATTTTATTTGTTTATCAGGAAGTTTATTATTTTCAGATTCTATTTGTTTATCAGGAAGTTTATTATTTTCAGATTCTATTTGTTTATCAATAAAATTATTGTTTTCAGATACTATTTGTTTATCTGATAATACATTATTTTGACATTTATTAATAAATTCTTCATAATGTTTTTGATATTTAAATAATTTATCATAAATTATGATATAATAGTCATAAATATACATTATATTATAATTATAATTAATTTAATTTATTGCGGATATTTTCTATTTCTTGTTGTTGTTCTTTCATAGCATTAATTAATACTGCAATCATACCTAGATAGTTAACTGATTTAAAATTATTATTTTCAATAACTAATTCAGGAAATTGTTGTTCTACTTCTTGGGCAATTAAACCAATTTGAGTAGAATGATTTTCAGAATCTTTCCAGTTATATCTGTATCCATCTAATTGAAGAACTTTATCAAGAGTAGATGATAGTGGAGTAACATTGGTCTTTAACATGATATCTGATGCAACTGAAAAGTTATAGGCCGTAACTGTTGTAGTATTAGTTGAACCAATAGTAATAGTACGTGCAGTATTACTAGTACCTATATTAATTGCACCGGTTACGGATTCATTACCTATATTAATTTCACCACTAGTAGAATTAATTACAACACCACCAGTACCACCAACAGTTAATATACCAGAAGATGTATTTATATTTGAAGCATTATATCCATCAATACTAAAACTTTTTGCATCAAGATTTAAAACTAATGCATCATTAGAACCAACTTGTATATTACGGGCACCTAAAGTACCAATATTAATTGCACCTGTAGCAGATTCATTACCAACATTAATAACACCACCATTAGAATTAATAACTACACCACCAGCACCACCAACAGTTAATATACCTGAAGATGTATTTATATTTGAAGCATTATATCCATCAATACTAAAACTTTTTGCATCAAGATTTAAAACTAATGCATCATTAGATCCAACTTGGATATTACGAGCACCTTGTTGACCAATGTTAATATTTTGTCCTACTGCATTGTTTCCAATATTAATAACACCAGCACTTGCTTCTAAACTAATACCTCCACTAGTAGCATCAATAGTTACAGTTGTTGCATCAATATCTACTGTTCTATTCGTAGCATTAAGAGTAAATGTACCTCCTGTTGAATTAACTGTCACACCTGATCCACCACTAACAGTTAATAAACCAGATGAAGTAGTAAAATGAGAAGGACCACCAGCATTCATATTAATACCATTAGAACCAGCATCTAAATTAATTCTGGCAGTATTTGATCCTACTTGAACTATGCGATTACCAGCTGTACCAATATTAATATTTAAATCTACAGCATTATTTCCAATGTTTATTTCATTTGCACTGGAATTAATTTGAATTTTACCTGTAGAATTCATTCTAATTTCTGTTGAACTAATATCTAATAAATTTGCATCCAAATCAACAGTTTGACCTGTTCCATTAAGTGTTAAAGTACCACCATTTGAATTTACAGTGACACCTGATCCACCTTTTAAAGTTAATAATCCATTAGTTGTACTCAAATTAGATGCACCACCTGCATAAATATTAAATGCTGAAGCAGAATTATGACCTACTTGAATAGTACGTGCTCCTAAAGTACCAATATTAATGGCACCAGCATCAGCATTATTACCTACATTAATAACACCACTACTAGAATTAATTGCAACACCACCAGCACCACCAACAGTTAATATACCAGAAGATGTATTTATATTGGATGCATTATAACCATCAATACTAAATGCAACAGCATCTAAATTAACATTTAGAGAAGCACTATTACCAACTTGAATATTACGGGCACCTGCAGTACCAATATTAATTGCTCCAGTTGCAGATTCATTACCAACATTAATAACCCCATTATTAGAATTAATAACAACACCACCAGCACCACCAACAGTTAATACACCAGAAGATGTGCTTAAACTAGATGCACCACTTGCATAAAGATTCATGGCTGAAGCAGAATTGTGACCTACTTGAATAGTGCGTGCACCTAAAGTACCAATATTAATTGCACCAGTAGCAGATTCATTTCCAACATTAATAACACCACTAGTAGAATTAATTGCAACACCACCAGCGCCACCAACAGTTAATACACCAGAAGATGTATTAATATTTGATGCATTATAACCATCAATACTAAATGCAACAGCATCTAAATTAACATTTAAAGCTGCATTATTACCAACTTGAATATTACGGGCACCTGCGGTACCAATATTAATTGCACCAGTAGCAGATTCATTTCCAACATTAATAACACCACTATTAGAATTAATTGCAACACCACCAGCACCTCCAACAGTTAATACACCAGAAGATGTATTTATATTGGATGCATTATAACCATCAATACTAAATGCAACAGCATCTAAATTAACATTTAAAGCTGCATTATTACCAACTTGAATATTACGGGCACCTGCGGTACCAATATTAATTGCACCAGTAGCAGATTCATTACCAACATTAATAACACCACCATTAGAATTAATAACAACACCACCAGCACCACCAACAGTTAATATACCAGAAGATGTACTTAAATTAGATGCACCACTTGCATAA